AGTAGTGAACTCCCTATTTACTAATTGAAAGAAATTTAAAATGGATAAACTAAAGAAGGTGGAATATGAGAGCACAGTGCACGACCTTAAGGAAGGAAAGATATTTGATGATGACATATTCTCGAAATTCATGAAGTTAGTTGGTAAAACCATATCCAGCTACACAATAACTTCAAAGAAGAAAGAGGTGGAAGCTGTTTATCATCAATGCGTATCTTCAGGTGAATTTATGCCTGAGTTGATTGACATAGCTACAAGAATGATACATTCACCACCATCAAAGAACCAAATTGATTTTGCTCTAACCATAGTACAGCTATTAGAAAGTGCAAGACATGATGAGCTTGGTTATGTCGTTGCTCTAAAGCTACAAAACTGTGGCTACAATGTCATTGCAACTGATTTTAAAATCAAAGATTTTTTCCCTGGTATAAATAGTATATTGACGCCTGATATCCTATATCAAGACGAACATGGTAACAAATTTATTTTGGAGCTTAAAGTTCGTAACAAGCTCACAGATTTGAAATACTATTATGATCGGTATGCATCAGTCATTAAGAGTGAAGCATCAGTTGCAGTATTTAATTTTATAGATGATAAATTTTATGAATATGGTGATTACAAGCTAAGCACACAGATAAACATTATTGGTGATGAATTCAAAGCTGTGACTGAATGTATACAACTTGCAAAAGAGTTGAGGGCTAAGTATTCCAACTATCCACAGTACATATTATATTCAACTGAAGCTCAAGACATCATACAGGAAGACTTAATAAGTGGATTTGATGAAATATATAAAGAGTTAGAAGGCTATGAGGAGATAAAAGGCTTATTTGGTGAGCACTGGGATGACATCATTAAAAATATTGATGAATACAATCTAGTTGATAATGAAGAAGCTGTGCATGAAGATCTCATGCAGACTGAGGCAAATCTACAACAGTACTGTGTTAAACATATGGCTGATTATAAACAGCATAGATATAGAAATTATGAAAAAGTTGGATCTTATAACCAAACAAAATTGCTGAATAAAAACGTTGATGAGCTAATTGATCGAAGGAATGAAAAGAAATATCATATTGTGGAGAATTATAAGCCAAGTGTCTACATACCGATATCAAAGACAATTAAATTAACAAGTTATGATGGCTCAAGGCTGAAGTTTTATAGAGATGCCTTCATCGATATCAAAATCTCTGGTGATACATACTCAAGGTCTGCTTACAATCTTATTGACTCAATATTTAACACTATCAGTGTAGAACTCCTGGTGACTAAAGATAGTAAGATAGATCATAAACTATACAAGGATGTCCTGGATCCAGAGTTCGTTAAAACGATATTTGATGAAACACCAAAATACAGAAAGGTAGCACATATATCAAACATAACCAGTGATGTTACAATCCTTGCCAATAACTCTTTTTCGATTAATTCACATACTGATCCCATGATGAAGCAGAATATCTGTGGTTATAAAAATAAACATTATGATGCTGATAGGAAGGGAAAGGATTGCCTGCTGTATTCTAAAGCTTCAAATGATATCAACAAATTCCTAATGTGTGCATCCAAAGTATTTAATAGTGAACATCATGCTGGTGTTTACCTAAATGACCTTGTGACATTAGAATCAATGTCAATTAGGCATAAGGATTCTGATATTCCCATCCAAGCTAGAACTAAATACCTTGAACATTTGTACAATTGTCATGTTATATTTAAGAACATTATATCATTGAATACAGTCAACTCTCACAAATTTAGATTGCTACAGACCCCTGACCCAAATACAATCTTAGTGCTTCTACCAAACGCTGATGCACTAAAGGGTAACCCATTAAGATACTTCTGTATAAATATATTGGATAAAGATTGTGATGATGATATTGAATTGAATAAGTTGCTCGGAATTTATCATTCTCATACGACAACTAAGAAATACACAATAATGCTGTCAAAGGTGATATCTCTCAATGTTACAAGAATGAAACTCTTGTCTAATTCCTTCTGCAAGTACACTTTATTGATATCATATTATAGCCAATTCAAAAAGAAGATCCCAATAAACATTCAAACAATGTGTTGGTTGCTAACTCAGTTTGTGACAATCTCGTCATTGACTATCACTGATGTATATAAAAATATAATTATGGCTATATATTCAGATTATTCTAATATAGATAATCTTATAGAAGATAAACTGGAATGTAGGCCAAGAACAATATCGCAAATATATCTAATGAAGCTAATGTTCACAGGTATAATCAAAGCTAGTGACCAATTAGATAAGATCATTCTTAGTAAAAATGAAGCACAAGTGGATGATTCTGGTGAGTTAACGATGACCGGTTTTAATAAGTCTCTTAAGCTGAGGTTGCCTATTAGTGACATTTCAACGAACAATCCAAAAGAAGTCATTCATGAGGCATTTATTTTATTCTATTTAGGAAATAAAGGTCTACATGGGTCTCCACAAGAGCTTCTCAATCTCTATCACACACCATTTCAATTTGAAAAAGAATACCAAGCTATGATTGATAATTATGGTTGTTATACATACGAGATGGGAAACTACTCTAATATGTCCTTTTCATATGAAGCTATGCAGCTCACAGCTAAATATGCATATGCAAAACTATTAAATAAAACAAGAGAAATTAGAGAAACTCTCAAATCTTACTTATGCTTTGATGATCCAATTTTGACAATTAAACAATTTAGCTCAACAAAATCTATGGTGTCTAATTCAATACCTAAAGAAGTTGAATCTGATATAAAGATAAATCATAAAACAGACTTGCTTGGATTAGAAAGATTTGTTGATGGTCAAAAGATTGATAGTCCAGAGGAATTTGTCAAAGAGATGAATGTTAGAATTAATAAGATAAATACTGAAAAAAAAGCACAAGTTGATCAAAATGTTAAAAATAATTTATCTAAATTGTCAAAGGGGGTTACACTTCTACCATTATTAGAGTTACACGTGAAAGGTGATGTTAAATTTATAGGATTCACCAAGACAAAATATGCAAAAGCTGTGGGTGGTGATTTTGTCAAGCAGACCAGCACAAAAGTCTTTGATGAATTTTATAGAATATCAGATGAAGAAGGGATATCAACATTGAGGTCATTTTATATGAACTACCTCAATAAACATGATTTACTCGTTAGGATATTCTATAAAGACCAAAGGACTGCTGATGATAGAGAAATTTATACTGGTAATGCCCAGGTGAGGTTATGTCTTTACCCTATTGAAATGGTATTCAAGTCTGTTTGTAAATTCATACCAGAAGAAGCAATAACGATTTCTGGTGACCAAAAACAGAAAAGGTTGTTGGATCAACGTTTAGCTTTACTTAAGACTAAGAAACACATGGATCGCTCTGGTAAGAAAACTGAAATATACTCAGTGTCATCAGATGCATCAAAATGGTCAGCAAGAGATTTATTCCCAAAGTTTATACTAGCTTTATCTGTCAATCCATTTTTAACAAAGAATGAAAAATATTTTGTACTTTATTTAATGATAAAGTATTATGATAAAAAGATCGTCTTAACTGATTCAGCATTTTTAAACATATTAAGGTTTGCAAAACCAGGAAACAGTGGCCCATATGAAGCTATGACTAAAGATTACACTTCAAACAATTTCAAAGTTAGGAGCAACTGGTTACAAGGCAACCTCAACTTGACATCATCATTTGTCCATCACTGTAGTACTCTAATGACTGAAATGATGTTGAGTGTCTTATCTGAGCAAGAGGGATTCCAAGCTGTAGTAACCAGCATGGTGCATTCAGATGACTCAACCTATGATTTCTTAATTGCAACTGACGGAAATTCAAGCACAGAATATATAAGTAAGCAAGACATTGGAAAGACAATTATATCACTGTTGTCATTTAGTAATATGAAACACTGTATAACACTAAATGAAAAGAAGACATATATCAGCACATTTTACAAGGAATTTTTGTCTACAACTATAGTTGGCAATGAGTTATTCTTTTTTTATATGGCAGATATTCTACCAATTGCATCAGATACATCTTATACATCTCCTGTAGGTGATTTTTCATCTTACAATGGTTACATCAATAACTCGTTTTCACATGCATGCCCTATTGATGTTTTAAAGCCTGCGATATGTCTAATCAACCATTTAACACTTGCAACATACAACATGCAATATACATCTGAGAAGAATCCAAAATCACTAATTGGCGATTCAATAGATCTACCAATGCAAATATACCCAAGGTATAAATTGGATTTATCTTTGGCTGGTTCTATTCCATATTATTCTGCTGATGCATTCAACATATTACATGACATGCTAGAAATGCTAGACAAAGCAAATGAAATTAAAAGTTCACTAATTGAATCCATTGTTGATGAGGAGTTGATACAACGATATTTGGATGTGATCAAAGCTGACTTCCCAACGAAATATAGGTATTTACAATATTGCATGCTGACGATGGATTACAGCCAGTATGAACGAGACGATCAGGATCCATACAATATAATTGATTATGACTTAAGTCAAAAAAGCATTATCAACGTTGTATCAATTAATAAAGGTGCTAGAATAAAAAAGACTCATACATACCAGAAGTATCTTGAAGATGAGAAAAATATAAAGCTAACATGCGCCACATACCCTATGTGGTGTATATCAAAGCCAAAGGATCACTCATTGATAAAATTAAATATACTGTCAAATTATTCAAATCCAAACTTCAAAGACTCGTTGATTTACTCAAAACCAGCAATTGACTATGGGAGAAGGATAATTAACTCCAATCGCAGCTTGTACACTCTGAGCTCACATCTATTCGAGAAAGAAAAACCAAAAAATCTTAAAACAATTTACAACCAACTTTCAAAAAAATCAGCTGAAATTATATTGACGCCTGAATCTGTCATGAAGTATTTGAGCATTTATCTGTTTAGTGAGAAGAAGATAAGTGCAGCCCTCCAAATATATTATTCAAAGAGAACTGTAACCTATATGGATAGACCTGAATTTACAAAAGTGATTATGCCTAAAAGTGTTTACAGTGAGGAATATGGCAGGAATAGTATCAATTCAATGTTTGAGCACTTGCTGGTACAGAAATATTGTGATATAGATGATATTGACCCAAAGGCAGAAAGATTCATAAAAATATGTGAATACACATTAGAAAGACTACCTTCCCATATTAAACTATATTACAATCCAGAGGATGTTGATGAGCAATTTATAGATTACATGAATTTTAAATACTCAAACAATAATGTAGAGGAATGCCTAATTAGCACAAATGATATTGATAGTTACCAGATGACTGTTTATCATAATAAAGTGAAATTCCAGGGATTGATGATTCGTTATTATACAGATATCAAGCAAACATTAGAAAATCCATCATATAATATACCAAACTATGTGTCACCTAACTCCATCATAATGACAATAGATTCATTAATGAAGAGAGATTCAATATCCACAAAGATATATTTAGCACACACAAAGGCTAACAGGTTTGATGACTATTGGCTAGGTAGATTTGGAATGTATGCAGACAATAAATTTTTCGTGAAATATAAACTAGGATATAGAATTAAAATTGCTACAGATAATATGTTGGCTCCCACAATGACGAAAGTGAAAAGCACATATGAAGCAGTTGGGATGCTCACAAAACTACTCTGTACAGATCAAGAATTATTAAGTGAGCTAATGAGTGATGAAGAGTTTACAATAGGTGGATTCACTATTAATGAATTATTATCAGAAATGAAGATGACCAATGACATAAATAATAACCTACTTTTATACGCATTTGATCAAATACAGTATCCTACGTTCTTACGAGTGTTAGAATTAAATAATAGAATCTGGAATTATTGGGTGCTTCCAACTGATACTAACATCAATGATCCAGATGCGTCAATAGCATTGTACAATTACAAAAGTGCTTTTATGAGGGTGGAGACAGTTGGAATAAATAATGGTGTATCATTCACTATAACATTAGCAAAAAGTGGTTACCTACCAGAAGATTGTGTCCCAATAATGCTTAAACAGGTTTGCAAGGATTATGCATCTCAACTACGTCGTGCTATAATCATGAAAAATGTGAAAGATTCTTACAACCAAAAGGGGTTTTATATCAACAGTTATGGGAGGCTGGCAAGGCCATATGACAAAGATAAACATTGCATAGGTACCATAAAGGTTTGCAACATAAAGTCGATAAGACCACAATATACAATAGCTGACGGCATTATAAGGCAGATGGTTGTAGTTGATACTCCATTATTTAGTAATGAATTTGTGTTTAAATTCAAGCATCATGTTGATGATGACTATTATATTAATAATTTAGTAGATAATATGGAGCTACAACCAAGCCTGATATGTACACACCTCATTGAGAGAGAATATATAACCAATAATTTTGAATATTATAAGGAAATTAGTCCATATATGGGTTCTGGACATTATATGCAGTTATTTGCAATAAATAGAGGGTTTAGGAATTATGCAGACAAAATTGACATAAGCAAATTTGCAAGGCTGCTACATATATCTAATCACATAAAAGATAATCATCCTAATGATGTAATAGTCAAGCAATCACAAAGCTTAAAATTAACATGCTTACAGATGGGTTTGGATTTAAATAAGAAGACAAAGCCTGATGCATTTATAAACTCATTAATGAAATATAAGTTTGATCAATCTTATTACACAGACTTCTTAGATTTATATAGTAAGAATGAATCAACACCATATGAAAACTTAATTAGATTCATACATTGCACAAATAATCAAGGGCCATTAATGAATAAGATCATATTGGCTGTACTAACAATTTTGAAATGTTATCCTTCACGATACATTGATCAAGATGATGATGTAACATTTGACTAAATGTGGGTTTGTACTTAATTCATTTGCTATTAATTGATTTCTTCTAAGTTTACCTTTATTATTTTGCTTGTGATTTTCTTTCTATATAGTATTTAGGGAGAACACTACT